GTGCTTTGCAGTTCATCATATCCCCATTCGTAAATATGCGCCCGGTACTGCGTGTTATATCCGTTGCCAGGTGTATTCGGGCAGGATAAAAACATTTTAGCGCCGGGCTTCATTACCTTAAAACACTCAATTAGGCTCTGTCGGCCGTCTTGCGGATGCATATGCTCCAGAGCCGATGTATAAATCGCAAAATCAATACTGTTTTCTGCAATTACATCGGTCATATTAGCAACATTGCATTGCTTCCACGAAACCTTAAAAGGATAATAGGTTTTCAATTCTTCAAGCGTTAATCTCTTTGAGGCACCTCTCATAGCCTCTTTTATGTTTGCTTTGCTGATATCAACGCCTGTATAACTGTTTATGTTCTTTGCGTAATAACGCAGTAGAGGCAGCATTAAAGACCGTCCGCAACAGACATCAAGAACATTGTCGCCCTTTTTTGCCATTTGCGCAGCCTTAAAATGCTGTATGTAATTCATTACATCAAGGTTGGAAAAGAAACCGTCCTTGAATTGCGTGTAAAAATTTCGCATTTGGTAGGTGGTACAAAGCAGTTCCTCTCTGTTCATACCGTCTTCTACCCTAAAAACAATTTTTTTAGCCATTTTGTACTCCTTTATAGATATTTATCTGCGTACTTTTGGAATTTTAGCCACTCTGACAGATTAAACAACTGCATTTCGGCAAGATATTCGCCAGATTTAAGCCTTTTTCCTTTTGGATGGGGATATTGCTTTAAATTGTTATGGCGAAATACATAAATATTGCCGTATCTGCTGCCGCTTAACCAAGTTGTACTGTCAACGGAGTAAAAATGGAACATACGAATATATCGTAAACTTGTAAAACCTAAGCCGTGTACCTTGCAATTATTCTTCCGGGCAATATTAAGGAGTGCGGTAATGTATTTGTATTCCCGTTCTTTTATGTCCTTAATTGCAAAGCCGCCTATTGCAACATAATCGTACTGTTCCGTTAATTTTTTCCATTCGTTAAGACCTCTTGACCTATGCCATACAGGAATACATTTCCTGCCGACAGCAGTCTCAAGGCGTTTTCTCATTTCCTTAACCTTTGGATAACCCACAATCGCGTCAACATCCAACTCAAAGAAGTATTTTATATTGTTTTCCTTGATAAAAGCGATGTATTTACTTAAATAACCCTCAAAGTCAATATTACCTTTGCTATTGCTTAAAAATGTAAATGCGCCGCTGTCAAGCAGAAATAAATCGCTTTTAAACAGTGCGCTTTGCCATTTGTCAATATAGTAAAAACTAACTAACGAATACGGGCAGTTTTTAATGTAATAATCTCGGTTTGATTTGACTAATGATTCAGAAGCGGCTAAACATATCTTCATAACTCAATTACCTTTCCACAATGCGGGCAAGTAATTGTACTTTTTGCCTTTTCGGTAATAACCGTGCTTTCCTCTTCTTTGTAATTGCCTTCAACCGTTTCAACAAAGAAATCGTCAATGTCAATATCCTTAGCCTCAATAAAACCGAAATCGGTCATATTAAGGGTTAAATCGGCAAGTTCTTCGTTAAGCAAATCATAATCCCAGCTTGAATATTCGGCGGTTTTGTTGTCAACCAATCTAAACGCCTTGATTTGCTCGTCTGAAAGGTCTGAAGCCATTATACAAGGGATTTCAGTTATTCTGAGCCGCTGCGCTGCAAGGTATCTCGTATGTCCGCATACGATAACATAGTTTTTATCAATAACGAGCGGTACCTTAAAGCCGAATTCCTTAATACTGTCGGCAACCTTGTCTATTGCGCTTTCATTATTTCGTGGGTTGTTTTCATACGGAATCAGTTCCGTTATGCTTACTTGCATTATTTCCATACTGTCGCTCCTGTTCCCAGGGCAACAATACAGTTAATCGCAGTAGCACTTATCTTTTGTGCTCTCATTATCGTTCCTCCTGATGTGTTTTAGTAGCACTTATCTTTTGTGCGAAACACATTGCGGAAGGAGCTATCACAATGTTAAGTCCTCTGCCTCCTTTCTTGCATAATAAAAAAGCACCCATCATAAGGCGAGATAGGGTGCTTTTTGCGTATGGCATAAATTTTACAAATACCATTATAAAACTTTATTACTGAAATGTAAATGAAGACTTTTTGAAATTAATAACGGCCAGTACCGACCATAAAGTCAATTCCAAAAATGAGTTTTGCTATACGATTCGTAGCCTGTTTCAAATCGTTGTATGCAGTTCTTGTGTCAACATTGTACTTTAATGCGATTTCGTCCATTGTAAGCCGCTGTTTGCCATTTTCAATATCAGTTAAATAGTAATCATTCAGAATATCAAAACGGCGTTTTTCAAGCGGATTATGCGAATTGTAGCACATTAATTTGTACGCGGCAATCATTGTATCAATATGATTAACAATAATTGTCGTTTTTGCACAGCTGGCTTTAATGCTTTCTGCTACCGCTTGGCTTCTGTTACGAGGATCCCACATCATATCCAATATTTCAATGGCGTCCTCAGCCTGTTCGGCGGTATAAACAGCACTATTAGCGTGTGCCTTGAAACTTCTGTAATTTGATAACAACAATTTTGTATTTCGTAGCCTTTTATCGTGAATTGCCTTTTTTTCGTTCTCCTGCTCCTGTTTGTAAGCGGAAACGGCTGTTTTTGCGGCAAGTTCAATGATTTCGGCATTAGTAAGCTCGCTCATCGTACAGCAACCTCCTACGAAATATTAATAATAATTAGCCTTTGTATGGTGGTTTATATATTTCTTTCATAAATTTCTCCAGTTTTACAATACTCAGCAATCGCAGGAACGATATATTTAAAATAAATATCAATAATCGTTTTTGCACCTGCTGGATAATCCGTTTCAATACAACAATCAATTCCTTCCCACAAGTCAGGAATTTCTTTTACAGGCGTTGAATTAAGATAAATGCAAATCTTGTCATAGAGATTGTCTGCGTCCCGACCTGCTTTGCATATTTCTTCAAGCTTATCCTCATCATAATCTCCTTCGTCTGCGGCAAAACCGTTTCCGTAAAGAAAAGCCTTAATATTTTTAAAGGTTTTGTCGTTATCAACAAAGGTTTTGTTTGAGAATTTTTCAAGAAGATAACCCTTGTTAAAGCGCTGGCAAAGGTGTAGAAATGTTTCTGTTTTAGGTGTCGGTGTCCATCCTGTGTAACAGTAATTACCGCAATCAGATTCAATAGACATTGAATATCTTTCTAAATCAAGCTTAAACCTTGCCCAAGCACAAGAGATTTCATCTTCTTTTTCAGGTGTATAAACGAATGTAATAATATTATCCCTTACTGGTTTTACAGTTGCCATTGTTAATCCTCCTCAAAGTAATCGACAAGTCCTATCTTAAAAGGCTTCCATTTGTTTTTGCCGGTAATCCATAAAAGAAACCGTTTAAACGGGTTTTTTACTTTTATCTTGAAATAAGCAGTGTCTGGTATTTTTTTGTAATTTTTCGGTGGCATTGCTAAACCTCCTTTATTTTGCAGTTAATAATTCAATCGCTGCATCAACGACCAACCTATCCTCTTCAAACTGTTCAAACGGCTTGTCGCCATTGTAGTCAAGAATAAGGCGTTGTTTTAAGTTTTCGAGTTCTTTGATTGTTGAGCTTATTAATTCAGCCATTTCTTTAACTCCTTACCAATTTTCCGTATAACCTGTTGTTGCATAGGCGCTTTCTAACCCTTTGCTTATCATTTCGTTATAATCTTTTTGGTCGCTTTCTTGGCTTTCCAAATCAATATCGGCATCGCTTGGCTTTTCAAACTTGCCGAATATTTCTTCAAATTCCTTGTCAATAAAATCAGCCATCGTTTTCCTCCCATTCAAATAGATTGTTCCAAAGGAATCTAATTACTGCCCGTAACTTTTCTTTTGTTATGCTGTTAATTGTCGGAGCGTCAAGCATTAATTTAATTGCAGCACCGATTGTTTCATATTGTTCGTCGGTTAAGTCAATTCCTTCGGTAAGTTCAATATTGTCAATAAGACCAAAAGCAATACCCTGTTTTAACGTCGCTTGACTGTTATCGTTGAGTACCTCGCAATATCTTTTTTGCTGTTCTGTCATTAAAAATCCTCCCAATTCAGTGCTTGACCGCAGCATTTACAGTTATTAGGTAATCCTAATTTTGTTGTTTTGGTAGTTCTAACAAGTGGCTTATTGCATACCGGGCAACACCAAGATTGCCAACTAAGCGGTTCTTTGGCGTTGATGCATTTTTCTAATTCTTTTCTAAACTCATCAGAAAAGGTGTCGCCGATAACAGGCTTTTTCGGTATCTGCTTTTCAAGGGCTTCAATGGCCTTTTGGTAGGTTTCGGGATGGCATTGAAATCCTTGTCCGACAATGCTCGCTTTCAATTCCTGTAACGCTTTCTCATTAGTCATTTAACATCCTCCTTAATTCAGGGTTATCGTATATATTTCCAATTACTTCTAAAGGGCAATTATGCATATAATTTTGTACTCTATCGCCGAGAAATTCCCAATTACCGTTGTTCTCAAGCATCCAACAAGCTGCCTGAAACCTAACAAGATAATTACGGTTTTTATCGAAATCTTTTACAATATCGCCTTCAAAGATTTTTTTACCGTTTTTATCGGTTAATCCTGTGTATTCTCCAACGGTTTCGGATTTAACACGATAGATTCCATAATCATCGTCAAGGTCTTCCCAGCAGTCAAAATTATCTAATCCTTTTACATTAAGGATATATGGAATACAGTGAAAATCGCCAACAGGGTAAAACACATCTTTAATCAAACTGCCTTCAACCCATTCATTGCTATCTTGCTTTTGTCCTCTGAAAAGTGTATTTCTCACTTTAACACCTCGCATTCATACACAAACCGTCTGCGCTTACAAACGCTGCAGGTTGATTTGTCTCTTTTTGAGCCAAGCATTCTTACCTTGCCCTGTGCCTTTAACTGTTCGGCACAAGGGCGGCAAATATCTTCAGTCTTTTTTATCATCGTTGCCCTCCGAGTTGCTTCCCGCGTTATATACTGCTGTTAAGAAAATAACGAATAAAATAGCAATTATCATTATCCACCATTTATTAAAATGGACGCTTAAGAATGCAAATAAAAACATTGTTAAATTGTTTTGAATAGCAAGGATTATATCCTTCTTAAATGTTTTTTTCATTGTCCGTCTCCTTTTCAATGTTGTATTGATATATGATTTTTTCGCCGTTTTTCAACCATACGATAATAGAACAGTTTATGTACCGTATTCTAAGACCAAGGGTGTTAAGATAAGGTTGACAAGCAGGTCTGTAATCTGCAATCATATCCTGATTTATACCTGTTACCTTTTGAAAGCGTTCAAATGCTTCTTTAAAGGGAGCGTCGCTTTTTAAAGGAATCTTTGCGTTAATCAAAATATTAGCCCTCCCTTTAAGTTTTGTAACAAACAGACAGTACATATCCCTGCGAGTCGTGAGTCTCATTATATACTTGGTTTATTACCTCTAAATCGCCCGTTGCTTGAAATGTAAGCCACGAATCCCTTTGGGAAGTTGAAAGCGTTACATCTTGCAAGACTAACATTAAGCCTTTAGGTAATCGCTTTTCGTTTTCCTTTAGCTCGTTATTGTATCTGTCTTGCTTTTTTAAAGCATCAATCGCCATATCCAAAGCGGTTTGATAGTCCAAAGGGCAATTCCATTCAACCTCTGCTTTGGCGGTTTCAAGAACGCTTATTGCTTCTTTTTCAGTCATACGGCACCCTCCGATTCCATAATTTCGTTTTGCTCATTCCACTTACCTCCGAGGGCTTTTAAGAATTTTTTATCGCTTTGATAATTACGAGCTTCGTCATAAGTTATTTCCCATATAGCGCGCTTAGCACATTCAGGACAATAAGCAGCAACAGCAACCTCAATATTAAAAGCGAAATAATTTGGGTGTACGCTTATTTCGGGATAGACACCACACTCGGTACATCTTGTTGCATAGTTTCTAAATTTCTTCTGCAGAGCCATTGTTCTGTTAACCCATGCAGCGTAAACATCATCCATATTTAATTCACTTCCTGTTCTTTTTTAAATAAAGATATTTGGTTGTTTGTTACAACATTAGCCGTACAAGCGATATTAAGCGATTTTTCAGGGCATTCTTTATACAGCTTTTGAATCCAGTATTTTTCACGCTCTAATATATTGTGAGAAGTATCAACAATTTCAAGAACCTCAAACTGATAATCCAAAATACCGCGAATATCAAAACGGTCAGTTTTAAGGTGTTGCCCCCAACGAAAAATAGGAACATACTTTGTTTGTCCGACGTAGAATTCGCCTGTTGATTTTTTTGTGATTTTGTATATATAGCCAGCAACATTCATAAAAGAAAATGTTTCCCGTGAAATAAAACTTTCATCAACATCGCCGTTATCCATACATTTTTTACGCTCTCTATTTAAAAACATCATTAAGCATGAATTGGAACAAAAACGAGCATTTTGATATTTTTCAAGTTGATTACAAAGGGCGTTCCTTATTTCGTAATCACTTAAATAAATCGCTTTACCTGCATAGGCGGTTGTTTTACATCCACAATTAGAACAAATAAACTCAGTTTTGTTAAAATACTGTTCTACATTGTAACAATGTTCTCCGATAATAATGCAATAAATTGTGCCTGCCGGGTATTTTCGGTTGTAAGCGAATTTTATATCGTTACCGTATGTATCCTTAATAATTTCTTTAAAAGCGTTACGGCTTTCGCATATCAAGCAATCCATAGCAATTTCTCTGCTAAATTGTTTTGATAAGCTCAGTAATCCAAGCGCTTGTTCATTTTCAGGAATGTCGCCGTCTGCAACCTCATAAATTCGGTATAAAATCTCAACCATTTAATAAACCTCTTGCTGCTTTTGCTGCGGCTTCTGCTTCCTTTTTTGAATAAAACAGTCCTTCATGCGTAATAAATGGTTGAATCATTCCAATATCAATGCGTATTCCGTCGGGGTGAATACTGAATCCTCGACATTGACAAACAGAAATATTACCTATACCGTTATGCCAATATACCGTATCGCCTATTTCACAGGGTAATTCAATCATTTTGCCGCGCTGGAGCTTGTCCTCATATTCGATAAGGCGGTCTTGCAGGCGTTTTAATTCCTTTGCCTGTTTTTCAACTATCTGAGGGTCAACTTTTACCGCAGCACATTTTTCTATATAAAGCGTATAAACGAATCTGTCTCCTTCATTACGCATTTGCTCACCAATTTGCTCAACAATATTGGGCATCATATCTTTTTCTATAAGTTCGGGCATTGAACCCGGTGTTAACTCTGTAAAAGGGTGCTTTCGTTGTAAACGCTCCCTAAACGAATCTGACATTTTAAAGTCATCGGGAAGCATAGGAGTAATACTGCGCCTAAACCCACATCCTTCGGATTTAAAAACAGGAAATCCGTTTTGCATTTCAAAATCGTATTTATCATTCATTAACTTTTACCTCTCTGAATAAATTGGTACAATCGGATACCGTATCACTCACCATTCGGTCGGTAAGCTCACGGCGCTTTCTATCCGCAATAATATGAAAATCAATCTTTCTTGCTCCGAGAGACATTACTTTTATCTCGGATATTTGCAAAACCTCGTACTTATCAAGATTTATTTCACGCGCCTCGATTTCCGTTCTTAATTCAAGTGCGTTAAAAAGGCGCGGCGGTTTTAATTCACTACATAAAATGCTGTGAGGCGGAAAATAATTATAATCTGTGCCGCTTACATATTTGCCGTCTTTTTTACGGCGTACTACGAACCACATATTATTCCTCCTTTTTAACTGAGGCGTTAACTATCTGTTCATGACCTCTGTAATTAACAGACGGTTGCTGAATCATAGCGTTATATTCTTCCTCGCTGATTTCCCTAACCAAAGTTACATTGTCAAGGTTAATAGAAAAATCATTGCCTGTTATAAATTTACCGCCAGGCGACATTTTATCTAAGCCTTTACTGTATGTTTTCATATCAATTCCTATTACGATTCGTTGACCGTTAATAAAATTAAATTCAAGCATTTTAAACCCTCCTTTAATATCCTCTTACAAGCCATTTAAGCAGTTCCCATATTAAGCGGACAACCTGCTTGCGTGTAAGACGAATCGTTGTTCCATACGGTTTGCCGGGCTTATATTCAAAGAAATCAAGGCAATTAGAAACCTTGTAGCAATTATAGGAATGCTCGTCGGGTATTTCCTTAACATTAAGCCGTAACATTCTGCCGTTCTCGCAGTCTGCAGGGTAGCCTTCTATGTAACCCCACTTGTGCGGGTCTTCACCTTCGGTGCAATGATATGTTTCGTCAACAATTTCAAATGCCATTAGTTATTCCTCCTTGATGGTTTTTGAAAATTTATTTTTTAGTTTGGTAAGTTGTGTATGGTGCGGTTTATAAGAAACGATATCCCGAATGTTTGAATAATTATTGGTAATCTCAAATATTGTTTTGCATTTTGCCCGTTGTTCATCGTTGAAACAGCACCAGTATATCCACTTGATTTTTTCTTCGCTATGGGCAATTACATTTGTAATTGGTTCAAGTACAGAGGTATCCAACGGCTCTTCAAACTTTGGCGTTTCATCAAAACGGATAATATCCTCGCCGCAGTAAGGACAAAAGCGTATATCCATACCCAAAAAGCCAAGCCCACTTATATGCGAAAATTCTACTCGTTCTTTACATTCGCTACATTCGTGCCCTAAGTATGCAGCACCTTTAAATACAGGTTTAAATACTGAACTCATCTTCCGCCTCCCAGTCTTCGCACTCGTCTTCACAGCAAATACCTGTGTACTCTCCGAAACTTGCGCAATCCGGATTAGTACAAACATACATCCAGTTGTCAATATGCTCATAACCTGCTTCGGGCTTCATATATTTACAATCAATACACTTTCCCATTATGTAGCCTCGCTTTCAAGCCATTTTTGATATTTCATTTCGCAAGTATGGAAATGATACTCGCTTAATTCGCATTCCTGTGCATCGCCCATAATATTACAGAAAGGGCAAATATCACAGTCGTTGCCTACCAATTCGTCAAGCTTTTTTGCCTTTTCCTCAACGCTCATATCGTTGATTCTGTCGTTGTTCGTATAAGGTTTTAATAAGCTATGTTTTTTATTTTGTTCGGGCGGTTCATAGCTTTCAGTAAGTTTTCCGCCTATTGCTCCATAATATTTATCCATTATCTTTCCTTTCTGCTCTGCTGCAATAATCGTTTATTGTGGTGCCAAATCCTGAGCAAGACATTTTACGACCTTTAATATGACGGCCTAAAGTACAAACACCGCTCTCTATTTTTAAAGGGTTATCGAAAAATCTGCATTCTCGACACCTAATAACAGGCTCTGCTTCAACGGTAGGAGCGTTGCGGATTAGATGTTCTGCTTCAACAAGTGAAATATATATGCCTTTTTGGTCATTTCTACGCTTCGCAAAGTTTAACAACAACAAATTGCCATCTATAAAGCGCGGAATACCGTTTGCAATATCTTGTTGCTCTTTCGGCGACAAGAATCGTCTTGTAATATTGTCTAAAAAATCATCCATTGTTTACCTCCACATAACACCATGACTGAGGCGGGCGAGTTAAAAAGCGATTTTGTGCAGCATAATCTTCATACGCATCGTAGCAATCAAAATCACACTGAAAATCATCAGGAACCCCGTTAACAAAATTTTGACCAAAATTAGTGGCAGGACAATATTGACAAAGAGACCCGTCATCGTTCATTTCGTCAAAAGTGGGAAAGTTCGCTTTTGCAAAATCGTTTAACTCCTTCGGCTCGTTATAAATAACAAGGTCGGAAATGTGCCAGAGATAAAGCGTTTTTCCTTTACCGTATTCCCATAATTGCTCTTGCGTAAGATGTGTTTTTGCAAGGTCGTCATCTGAAATATCATAATGACCGTAATTAAAATCATCAGCGATAATTTCAATTATTTCGTTGCAAATATACTCAAAAACAATCTTGCCAAGCCATTCACGAGGTAATCCAGCAGGAATACAACCGTCTCCATCGGATTTACAACAATATGTGTAAGCCTTAAATGGTGTCGGAATTTTCGGTTTAGTTTTTCTTACCTCATATTCTTTATTACTGTTTGGAACAGGAACAGGCGTTTTAATTCCATATGCGATTCCAAAACAGTACATAGGTTTAATGCTTTGTAATACACCTTTCATTTATTACCCTCCATAACCATGATAAGAGCGTCAATTATTCTGTTGGCTCGCTTCATATCTTTTTCTATGCGGCATTTTTCAAGATACATTGCCTCACTACCTTTACGACATTCTTCGTTTGAGATTTTTAATCGCTCGTTTTCTCTAGAGAGTTCTTCATATCCTTGCCTGAGTTTTTCAAAGTCAGTTTTTAAATAAACAGCTTGTTCCTCTAATGCCTGTACCTGCGCCGATTGCGTCTTTAATAGTTCGTATTCTGCTTTATTAATAGTTATTTGGTTTGGCATATTATCCCTCCGCTAAACTGTATCTTATGTAACTTGACTTTTTTCCGAGCCTTGTCGTAAAGGTCTCGCGCTTTTCGTGAAAACGGTGTCCGCGTGCCTTTAACTCGCAGATACGAGCAGGCAGCTCGGCAATGCCTAAATCGTTAAAAGCATCTGCTCTGGTAATGCTGCCGAATCGTTTAATGTAATCTAATACTTCTGTTCTTTGGTTAGCCATTGCTATACCTCCTTTTTTTCGTCTTGCTCGTTACTTATTATTCTATAATCGCTTTCTTTGCCTTTTGGAATAAGTGCTTGTAAAGGCTCTTTTTCTCTACAAACGGCAACCTGTTTCCAACGCCAAGTTGGAACGGGAAACGAATGGTTTCCAAGAATGTTTGGCATTGAATAAGGCTCTTTTCGTTCAAGAAAAAACATTTTATCGCCCTCCGGCCGCTACAACGAGGATAAGCCATACAGCAACTACCATAATTATTATTTTTTCACCTTTACTCATTTTTTGCCTCCGTCTGTAAATCCATTCGCTTTATACTGTCCTGTACAAAAAAACCGTCAGGATAACGCTTTTTAAGTTTGTTTATATTCATCTGCATAACATCGTTAAGCGAAATGTTA